GCCCCCCTTGGGGGACGTGTGCGAGCGCCGTCACATTGCCGAGAACGGCGGCGGCGAGAGCGACCCAGAGCGGCGCAACCTGCGCCTCGATGCGCCCATAAGCGACAAGGAGCGCGACAATGGCGAGAATCACGCCATACGCCCAGCGTCGCACGGAGGGTGTGAGCCATGAGATCGGCTGCGGGGTAGCGTTTGCGGCGTGCTTCGGTGCGTCGCTCATGATTGATTAGAACCGCCCTTCGTTGAGCGCTGCCTGGAGCTTAGAAACGGTCTCCATGCCCACGTATCCGTCCACGGTCGCGCCAACGTGCGCTTGGAGCGCGCACGCAGTGTCATAGCCAGCGTATCCGTCCACGGTCGCGCCAACGTGCGCTTGGAGCGCGCGGATGAGCGGCGAGCCGTCGCCGTCGCCGACCCACTCCCAAGATGCGTCGCTCGCGGCGGGATACAGCGCGCGGTTGTGCGCGAGCTGTTCGGAGACAATGCCGTCCATCGGAGTGCCGAGGAAGCCCTGGAGAGCGCTCGTCGTGAGGGGTCCCCACCAGCCGTCGGCGGCGAGGCCACCGGCGGGCGGCGTCGGCCATGCCGGGGAAACGTCAATACCGGCGTTGATTTCGTTGGCTCGGTTGGAAATCCAGTCAAGGGAATTCGTGTAGCGCCCGGGGCATGCAGTTGCGAACCAGTCAGAATGACCCGACAGCGTGAGGCCGCCCCATTCGGCGCGGATGGCTGCGACGAGCTGAGCAACGGTTTCGTAGTCTTCGTTCGATGCCTCGGGACGGCACTCAATGCCGATGCTGCGCATGTTGTTGCCCGTGCAATGCCAGGCGCGGTCGTAATCATGCACGAGCTGAGTCACGCGCCCGGCGCTGGCCACGTAGTGCGCCGACGTGGACGCTGCGCCCCTGGGCTGCGAGAGATAGCGGACGACGCCGTCATGAGACTGTCCGTCTACTCCCCAATGATGAATGACGATGCCGATGGGGTCGCCGCCGGGGCGTCCGTCGTCGAAGTTGGGTGACCAGTTGGTGTCGGTCACTGCGCTATTGACTGCCATGTTTCGATTCCTTTCAGTTCTTGAATTCGTCGATGGTTGCTACCCAGTCGAAGTATGCATCGGATGCGTTCGGGGAGCCTGTGTCGTTCCAGCCGTAGTAGGTGAAGCCGGTAGCTGTGACGTTGTAGATTGCGATACGGAGCCGTTGATTTGCGCATGAGATTGCGATGTTCGGCACCTTTCTGAAAGGCTGTGCGAACGACACTTTTGCCTCATATCCCTCATTTGGCGCGTACTGGCCAAGTGAGACGCGCCCCTGTTGGCGCGATGAGATGAGGCGATCTATGAGCTGTTTGAGTTCGGCGAAATTTGAATTGACATCTTCGGCGCGGGCGATTTCGCCCGGGACAAAAACCTTCACTTGTCTAGTCCTTCCTTGTCGGGTTTGGAGTGAGCGAGAGTTGGGTTGTCCAACTCGTCGGTGTGATCGTGTGGGACACTTGCGCGATGAGCGCGGCGACCCGCTCTCCACGATACTCGACGGCGACCGCGCTTACCGGGTCGATGGTCGATGCAAGTGCCATGTAGGGGCCGCGATTGGCTGGACCAGTCTCGTGCGCGGGGCGCAAGGTCACGGCGTTCGGCGTCGGGTCGGCGGCTGTCGCGGCGAGGTAGCGGCGCGCGGTTTCCTCCAGCTTCGCGGCGGGTAGAGTCACGTCGAGCTGTACGCTTGTTCCGCCCCATACGGCGGCGGCGGTCGGCTCGTCTACGGTCACGTCTGAGTCGTCTGCCTCCCACTCGCTATGCTCGGCGTCCCATCGCGCGGCGTGATTATGCAGCGTGACGTGAGCGATCGCGTCGGACGCCGACCATGAGACGCCCACTCCCGTATAGGACAGGACGCGCCGGGCTGGGTCGCTCGTCACGGCGTCTGTGAGACGTAGGACTGGGATTGTCGGGCGCTTGGTCCTGATGAGAACCCATCCGTTGCGTGCAACCGACCATGAGCCCAGGACAGATGAGGTGAGGGCGTCGAGATGCTTGGCCAGGCTTGTTTCCCATACGGTCGGCGGGACAGTCACGGTCGTGAGCATGTCGTCCAGGGAGTAGACGAGGCCTTTGCAGGACTTGATGATTCTGTCGAGGCGCAAAAACCAATTTTCGCTTCCGTCGCCGGTTTCTGCCTTCGCGCCGTATCGCGTCGTCGCGGCCAGACGGGCAACGCTATCGGATGCGGTCAGATTCACCTCATAGATGATGCGCTCACCCGGCTTCCGTGGTGCGATATGTAGATCGGTCAGGTAGCCCGAGTACACGAGCTCTCTCGTCGGCCAGTGGATGAGTCGAATGGGCGTGCCGTGGCTCATGCCGGTTGTGCGCGGCGCGAGGGCGTTGATGGCGCGCGCTGTGAGCGTGCCAACCGCCCCGGTGAGGGCGGGGCCTGTCGCGTTGACGCCGCGTGTCACGGCGATTTCCGTGCATGGTCCCGTGATGTCCTGCCAGGCTTCGGAGCTGCCGTTTCCATCGCCAAGCCAGGCGCGGGCGTTCCAAATGCCTTCGTTCCAGCGCATATAACGCAGGTTTTCTGCGCCGCGCGTCCATGCGTCTCGGTTCCATCGTGACTGATTCCACCGTAGCCCGTCGAGGCCTTGAAGCGGGTAGTAGGCCTGGAGACTGAGCACGTCGCAGGGGCGCGGGTTCTCGGGCATCGGCGTGTTGTCCGTGATTTCGAGGCGTTCGACGATGCCCGACTCGGGTCCGGTGACCTCGATTTCCAGGCCCGCGCCGAATTGAGCCGAGGAAATTCGGCGCTCGTAGATCGGGCCCTGTCCTGCGCGTACAGCGTGCGAGCCGATGCGGATTACACAGGCTTTGCCGGGTTTGTCGGCGCGGACACGGATGTCTACGGTGACGTGATGGCCGGGCGCGAGTTTGTCGCAGGTGATCGTGAACGAGGACGAGCCCGGGTTGAGCGCGTATTGGTAGCGTCCGTTGCCGAGGTTTTGTACGCGCGCGCCGGACCAGTCGCCGATTGTCGGCGCGGGTAGGAGCGTTGGCATGAGTGGTCACCTTCCTGCGCCGTTGAGGCGCGTATATTGTGTGACGGACTGGGCGATGACGCGCCCGGCGTCTACGCTTGGCGTGAGCATGGGCGCGTTGACGGTGATGTTGACGGCGGCGTGAGGTCTGCGCAGGGCTGCCAGGCCGCTCACGCCGGGGATAGACAGGCTACCCGGGTCGGTGCTTGCCACCATTCCAGTGAGTTTCCCGAGGCTGTTTCGCACGGCCCCGTACCGCGATTCAAGTCCTCGAATGAATCCCTCGATTACCAGCACGCCCGCGGGCGTGAGTAGGCGTGCATCGTAGTCTTCGGGGCCTTTCCAGGACGTGAGCGAGCTGGTCAGGCTACTGAGCGTGGATTGCACGGACCCGAACATCCCTTTGATGCCGTTGATGAATCCCTGGATGAGCTTCGTACCGGCGTTGACGAGTGTGGAGCCGATGGACCCGAGCGCGGCGACCGCGCGAGACGGGAGCGTAGCGATCGTGCTGACCGCCGAGCTAACGCCGCTGGAAATCGAGGATTTGATGCCCTCCCACGCGCTCGACAGCGTCGAGCCGACAGAGGACCAGATGCCCGACCAAATCCCCTGGATGACGCCGAGCGCGCCCGTGATGTAGCCCTGCACGATTGAGAGCGCGCCGGATATGACGCCCCGGATGCCCGCCCAGATGGACGAGACAATTTGCTTAATGCCCTCCCAGACGCCGGACCAGTCGCCCTGTAGGGCGCTCGTCCATACCTGGATAATGCCTGAGATGACGCCAATCACCGTTGAGATCACGCTGGATATGACTTGCCAGACGCCCGAGACGACGAGGCTAATGCCCTGCCAGATTGTGTCCCAGTTCGCTGCGACGCCCTGGAAGACACTAATGATAAGGTCTGCGACCGGCTGTCCGTAGGTTGCCCACGCGGCCTGGAGCTGCGGCCAGACGGCGTCCCAGGCGGCCTGGATTTGCGCCCACGCGGCCTGGAGCTGCGGCACTACGTTCGTTTGGAACCACTCGACGACGACGCTCACGGCGGCCTTGATTTGCGCCCACGCGGCGTCCACGGCGGCGCGGAAAGTTTCGTTGTTTTGGTAGAGCGCAACGAAGATTGCGACGAGCGCGGCAATCGCTGCGATGACAAGGAAGATCGGGTTCGCGGCCATCGTCGCGTTGAGCGCTGCCCACGCGACTTTTGCAGCGCCAATGATGTTCTTGACCTGGTTGAAAGCCTTGAAGCCAGCAACAAACGTGCCGATGACGCCCGCCGCCGCCGCGATGGCTGGCCCGAATCTCTCGAAAAACCCAATGAAAGCCTGGATTGCTGGCGGTGCCGTCGTCGTGAGCCAGTCAAGGAAGCCCTGGAGCTTGGGCATTACCTCGGTCTGGAATACGGCGGCGGCGGCCTTGACCTTCGGCACTACGTTGGCCTGGAATTGCGCGGCGAATTGCTGGAGGGCAGGGACTGCAACGTCTCGCGCCCACGTCGTGAAACGTTCGAGGGATGGCATGAGATGCGTGATTGCGCCCTGAGCGAGGGCCGTGACGGCGGGTAGGACGAGCGTGCCGAGCTTGGCGGCGAAATCGCCCATGTGCGCCTTGATGACCTGGATTTGGTGCGAGAGCGTATCTCCCTCGCGCGCGAAAGCGCCGTGAGCGTCGGCGGTTTGCTCCATGATGAGCGCGAGAGTCGCCGCCTGCTGCGCCTCGTTGTCAAACGAGCTGCCGACCTTCTGGAAGCCCAGTTCGGCGGCCTTGGCGTCGATGGATGCCTGTTTCAGGCTCACGCCGTAACGCTCGATTGGGTCACGCTCACCCTTTAGTGCAGACGAGAGCGCGGCGACGGCATCGGAGGTCGAGCCGCCGAACTGCGCCGACAGGTCGGCGGCGACGCCAATAAGCTCGTTCGTCTTGCCTGCCAGCTGGTCGATGCTTGTCCCGCCGTTTTTCAGCTGGGCACCAAGCAACGTCCCGAGCTCTTGATACTCGTTTTTGGTCAGTCCTACCGTCGTCGCCGCCGTATCCGCATAGGCCTTCATCTGCTCGGCCCCGGACTTGAAAACGGCTTCGATTGCGCCCGTTGATTGTTCGAGGTCGGCGGCGGCGCTCACTGCCTTCGCACCTGCGACGCCGATTGCGGCGGCCCCGGCGGCGGCGGCGGTGGCGGGGGGCGTGGCGGGCGCGTTCCCGG